GCAGAAGCCAATCAAGTTGAAACAACAGCTTTAAGACCTGATATGAAAGTAATGGATTTTGCAGATACTGCAGATGATTTTGCACAATTTTCAGTGGCTATGCCTAAATCATGGAATTTAGGAACTGTGACTTATCAAGTTTTTTGGACTCCCTCTACTACTAACACAGGTAACTGTATTTTTGGATTACAAGGAGTTGCAATTGGTGATGATGATACAATCGATATTGCTTACGGTACAGCTGTAGATGTTACAGATGCCGGTATTGGAGTAATCGAAGATCAACAAGTTAGTGCTGTAAGTGGTGATATAACAATTGCAGGTTCTCCTGCAGACGATCAACAAACTTATTTTCAATTATACAGAGATGCAAACGCAGCTGGAGATGCTTTTACCGGAATAGCAAGAGTTCTCGGTGTTAAAATATTCTACACTACTGATGCAGCTAACGACGCATAAGGAATTTAGATATGAGAGATTTAAAAAATAACCTTACTTCAGGTAAGAACACAAAAAATATACAATCAGGAAAAGGTAAATCATTCGGTTATCAAGTCTTAGGATTTGGTGCTGGAGGTGGTCGTGGACCTTACATTATAACTTATTTAATTGCTGCAGGTGGAGCAGGTGGTTCTGGCCAATCCGGTGGATCAGGTGGAGCGGGTGGTCTTATAACTACTACACTAACAGTTGAACCAGATGCAGCATATACAGTAACAATTGGAGCAGGCTCGGCGGGTAATCCAAATAAAGCCGGTAATGGTTCTCCCTCTGCTTTTGGTGCAGTTCCCACTACGGGAGGTGGAGCAGGAGGATGGTCAAGTTCAAGAGCTGGTAATCCTGGCGGTTCTGGAGGCGGTTCTTCAGATTCAAGTCCTTATGGACCACCAGGTTCTGGAATACCTGGTCAAGGAAACCCAGGAGGATCTCAGAGCGGTAGCGGAGGTAAAAACTCTGCAGGATCCGTAACAAACGGAGGTGCGGGTTATCCTTCTTCTATTTCAGGTTCACCAGTAACTTATTCAGCAGGAGGCCAAGGTAATGGTCATGGCGGCGGAGGTCCAGGAGGAAGTGGTTCCGGAGGAACCAATACAGGAACTGGCGGCGGTGGAAGACATGCTGCTTCCAACAGTAATAGTGGAGGACCTGGCATTGTTATTGTATCATATGCAGGAGCTCAAGTAGGTTTAGGAGGGAACAGTATAACTGAGTCCGGCGGTAATACTATTCATAAGTTCACTGGTCCGGGAACATACACGGCGTAATTATGGCAGAATTTGCAGAAATAAAAACATCGGACAATATAGTTTTAAGAGTTGTTGTTATCAATGATTCGGATATCGCAGGTAAAACTGTTTCCGAAGCAGAAACTTGGGTTGCGGACAACATTATTAATGATATAAATATCGCAGATCCCTATCCTTCTACTTATTGGAAACAAACTTATTTAGATGCTAATGGTGAAAGTGCTAAAAGATATAATGGAGCCGGAGTAGATATTTTCTATGATTTATCTAACGAAGCTTTTTACTGGCCTACTAATGGTTATGCTAGTTGGTCTTTAGATTCAAACTATCAATGGCAGGCACCTGTAGCTGTTCCACCTGAAGGAACACTGACGGCCGATGAAGTGCTAATTTGGAATGAACCAGATCTAAGATGGGAAAAAAGAGAAACTGGAGATTTAAACTCAGTTTATTATTGGAATAGTTCTGCGTGGGTTGCCATTTAGTCTAAAATACATTATACACTTTCTAGAATGAACTTAGAAAGATACTACCATGTTTTTAATAACATACTCCCTAAAAGTTTTTGTGATGAAGTCATATCTTATGCATCCGGGTTTAATTTAGATAAAGGTACTACTTTTCTAGAAGCAAAAAATCCAAATTATAAAAAAATAAATAAAATAAGAAGGTCTAATATACGTTTCTTTAACGACCCCTGGATAATTAATGAATTACGACCTTTAGTAGAAATTAGTAACAAAGAAAGTAATTGGAATTTTGAGTATTCTACAAACGAGGCTGTTCAGTTTACAGAATATAAAAAGAATCAATTCTATGGTTTTCATACTGATGATTCCCCTATACCTTTTAATGAAGCTCCTCTCATAGGGCTTACAAGAAAACTATCCATGTCTGTTAATCTAACAGACCCCAGTAAGTACAAAGGAGGAAGTTTTGTGTTTAAAATTCCAACCGGAGATGGTGAATATAAAGAGGTGATTCCAGATGATTTTAAAGAAAAAGGTTCAGTTTTAGTTTTTCCATCTTCTGTTATACATACAGTTAAACCAATTGTGAAAGGAAAAAGGAATTCTTTGGTTATGTGGACTTGTGGAAAACCTTTTAAATAAAATGATTAAATTAAAAGTAGAAGACTACAAAAACAAAAAAAAAGAATTAATAAAGTTGATAAATAAAACACCGGAAGCAGTGGTGAAAGAAAATAGTTTTTTTAAGACAGATGCTGTCCTTGAGAGTAATGTCCCAAGATATTATATGGGTCTTCTTTTTAAAGATATTCTCAGAGGTGCAATAGGTAGATTTACTGGAGGTATGGGACATAAGGAATCAGGAGTAAGAAGAGCCTATAAAGCTAGATTTAATAAAGACAGTTTTATGGAATGGCACGTAAGTTCTGATCAAGGTCAGTATGAATGTTTTTTTGGTGTGGAGACTAAAGGTATTGAAATAAATTATCACAATAATAGTACATTTGAAAATGAAAAAATAGTTTTAAATGAAGGTGAGATTATATTTATATCTACACATTGTCCTAGAGCAATTGAAAAAGTAAAAAACCCATCTAAACTTATTATATTTTATTTAGATATTTACGGGTATTCACCTAGTGTAAGTAGCTTAAATTATGTTTATCAAAAATAACTACATTATTATACCTAAAATAATTGGTAAGGAGTTAACGACTTTTTTATATACTTATTTTAAAAACAGAAGACAGGCCCATTCATATTTAAATACTATAAAATTTATATCTCCTTTTAATACAAGTTATGGGACATTTAGTGATGGTCAAATACCTAATACGTATGCTCATTATGGAGACATGGCTTTAGATAATTTATTACCACATATTAAAAAAAAAATAGAAGGTGTAATCAAAATGAAACTTGTAGAAAACTACACCTATGGAAGAATATATAAAAAATATGATACTCTTATAAGACACACGGACAGGACCTCTTGTGAGGTATCCGGAACTATGATGTTAGGTGGGGATAGATGGTCTATATTTTTAAAAAATAAACAAAAAAAGACAGTTGAAGTAAATCTTAAACCTGGGGATATGCTTTTATATAGAGGGTGTGCTTTAGAGCATTGGAGAGACCCTTTTGAGGGGGATCTTTGTGCTCAAGTGTTTGTTCACTATAACGAAAAAAATAAAGAAACAGAAAAAACAAAATTTGATGGGAGGGCTTTTTTAGGAGTCCCTCTGGAAACTAAATAATGAAATGTTTATTTATTCATACAGGTCATGACGGTGCTATAACTATTGTTGATAATAAAGAGATAGTGGTCCATCACCAAATAGATCGTTTTAATAGATTTAAACATTCTGCCTTACCTAGCCACAGTCTTTTAGAAAGAATACAAAAATTAAACATTAATTTTGATTTAATATATATTACTTTTTTAAATGAGGATAACGCTACTCTAATATGGCTTAAACTTTTAAAACAATATAACTTAAGTAAGAACGTTAAAATTAATTATAGTATTCAACACCATAAATACCATGCCTACACTACCCTTTATACAACAGGAGCTAAAAATATATTTATATTTGATAGAGCAGGTGCGAATATTAATAATAATCTTGAACAAGAAAGTTATTTTAAAAATATGAATCTTATACAGACTAATTATAAGAGTGGTAACCAGTATAAAGGTTTAGGTTGGAGATATTCAGAGGCCACAACTAAACTTGGTTTCGGAGAACATGGTGATGCTAAAACAATGGCTTATGCAGAATATAATGATTTAGCTAAACAAACACAGAACTCTTTTGAACAAGAGTCTTTGGAAATGATCTCCCAACATTTTAAAGGGGAAGTTGGTTTAGGGGGAGGATGTACTCAAAATATTATTAACAACACCAAGCTCAATCAAACATTTAAAATTAAAGCATGTCCTTTAAATGGAGACTTTGGAATATCTTTGGGGGCGGCTAACTCATATTTTAATAATAAATTAAACGTTTTTAAAAATATTAATATGGGGTTTGAATTAGAATACGACTCTAATTTTAAAATGGTCTCAACAACACCTAAAGAAGTTGCAGATCTACTAGTTAATAATGTTGTTGGTATTATGCAGGGGAGATCTGAGCAAGGTCAAAGAGGGCTAGGGTTTAGGTCATTGTTGGCAAACCCCTTAGATAATAAATGTATTCAAAAAATTAATCAAATTAAAAAAAGAGAATGGTTTAGGCCTTTTGCCTGTTCCATCTTGCATGAATATGGAAAGGAATATTTAGAGGACTACTTTGAATCCCCTCATATGCTGTATGTATTTAAATGTAAGAATAAAAAACTTATGAAAAACGTAAGCTCAAAATCGGGGACTACAAGAGCTCACTCAGTAACTAAACAACAAACACATTATTATAATTTGATACATGAGTTTTTTAAAATAACAAAAAATCCTTTTGTTTTAAATACAAGTTTAAATTTACCCGGCCATGTTTTAGTTGAAACTTTAGATGATTTAAGATATATGCTTACTCAAGTACCCTTGAAGTATGTGTACTTACCAGAAATAAAAAAGATAATAATAAATGAAAACAGATAAAATATTAATTGTTGGTGGTGGCTCAGCAGGGTGGATGACCGCAGCTACGCTTATAACTAAATTTCCAAATAAAGATATTACACTTATTGAACATCCTGAAATTCCCCTTTCGGGTGTTGGGGAGAGTACGTTAGGTCAAATAAAACAATGGCTTAATTATATTGGTCTGCATGAAAAAGATTTTATTAAAGAGACAGACGCTACTATAAAACTTTCTATAAAGTTTACTGATTTTTATAAAAAAGGAGAAAGCTTTCATTATCCTTTTGGTTCACCTCAACTAGCGGGTAATTTGTTTAAAACTAATGACTGGTGGTTTAAAAAAATTAAAGACCCTTCAACACCCAACTCAAACTTTGCCGAAACTATGTATCCAGTTATGAGTATGATAAATCAAAATAAATTTTCTTTAAAGTCTCAAGTAGAACTAAACTTTGATTATCAAAACTCATCTGCTTTACATTTCGATGCCATTAAGTTCTCTATATGGCTTAGGGATAAATTCTGTATTCCAAAAGGTGTAAAACATATTTTAAAAAAGATCACAAAGATAGAAGGTGATCAACAAAATGGTATTACTAATGTTGAAGATTTAGATGCAGATTTATATATTGATTGCACAGGTAGCCATGGTGCACTTATTGGTAAACTACAACATGGTTGGATTAATTATGGAGATATATTACCTAATAATAGAGCTATAGCTACCCATATCCCTTACAAAGATAAGAAAAAGGAAATAGTTCCTTACACGGAATGCACAGCAGTTGAGAATGGGTGGGTCTGGAATATTCCTTTATGGTCTAGGAGGGGTTGTGGCTTTGTTTATTCCGAGGACTTTATGACAAAACATGAGGCAGACGCTTGGTTTAGAGATTACCTTAAAGACGAGAGTTTAAAATTTAAACATATTCAATTTCCAGTTGGAATTCAAAGTAAATTATGGGATAAAAATTGTGTGGCTATAGGTATGTCTGCGGCTTTTATCGAACCTTTAGAATCAACAGGTTTATTTACTGTACATGAGTTTTTAGTCAAGCTGTGTCGAGAGTTGGAGGGAGGCCCTATCACAGAAATTAATAGAGCTAATTTTAATTATAGCTGTCATTTACAATTTAGGGAGCTTGCAGAATTTGTATCAAGTCATTACGCTTTATCTAAAAGAGACGATAGTAAGTATTGGAGGTCCGTGAGTCAAAACAAAGATTATAATACAATGGGTTTAGAAGACCCAAGTATTTATCCTTTTATGGGTTTAAAGAAAACTCTGTATGATAGAAATAGAAACAATATTTACCCACATGATGAAGGGATATCCTGTATTGCGGCGGGAATGAACTTTGCACCAGTTGATAAACATACCGTACAGTATGAAAATAATTTAAGTACATTAGATAGTTATCTTAAAGCATGGGAACCTTATATACAACGACTAGATGAAAGAAAGAAAGAATGGGACAGCATTAGTAAAAATTATTCGTCTTATTATGAATGGTTAAAAAATAGATTTTATGAAAATAGTTAATACTAATATAGGGGTAGTTTAATGTTCCCCTCTACATCTATAGCTAATTTTTTTGATAACCCCGATGAAGTTTTAGACCTTGCAAATTCATTGGAATACTTACCTGCTCCGGATGGAAGTTATCCCGGTTTACGGACCAGGCCTTTGCATCTAACAAATAAAGTTTTTTTTAATAAATTCTGTAGTGCTGTACTTGCTAACTTTTATGAGGATGGTAGTAGCGTAGATTATAGAGCAAACCTACACTTTCAAAAAATACCCCCTTTTTCTAAAGATAAAAAAAATATAAAAAACAGAGGTTGGATACACTATGACCCTGCTGTCTTAGCAGGGCTTGTTTATTTAAATAAAGAAGCTGATCTAGATAGTGGCACAGGTATATACCTACCTAAGAAAGAGCATTTAGATTCTAAAGGAGTAGTAAAACACAAATGGATTGATGATTCTGATTTAAAAGTAAATCTTTACTTGAAGGGACAATATAACAAAAGAAAATATGAAAAATATATGAGTTTAGCGGAGAGTAAATTTAACAAAACTATACAATTCAATAATATATTTAATACATTTATATGTTATTCTGGAGAATCTTTTCATAGATCGGAGAATATAAATATTGGTACAGGGGAAGATAGATTAACTTTAGTATTTTTTATGGATAGGATTACAGTCGACGGAACACCTGTGCAAAGAGTTAAAAGGTTTTTAAATGAAAAAAATATTTAAAAGAGCCGGTCTGACCCCTATCTTCCTAAGAAACATATTAATATCTAGACTTTTTTCCTAATTGCTTTAAAAGGGGATGCTGATATAATGCTACTCTTATGTTACAAAAATTAGGTTTTGCCCCAGGATTCAACAAACAAGTCTCAGAACTCGGGGCCGAGGGACAATGGACTACTGGAAATAATGTCCGTTTTAGATATGGGACACCGGAGAAGATTGGGGGCTGGTCTCAATTAGGGAACGATAAGCTTACCGGTGCCGGTAGAGCAATCCATCATTGGGACAATAATGCTGGTGTTAAATACGCAGCAATAGGAACTAACAGAATTTTATACGTTTATTCAGGTGGGGTTTTTTACGACATCCATCCAATAAGAACTACATTAACCGGTGCTACTTTTTCAAGTATAGGTTCTTCAAAAAGTGTTACCATTACAGTAAGTTCAAGTGCTGCCTTAAGTGAAAATGATATTGTTATGTTTGATGCAGTTTCAGGATTATCTGGATCAACGTTTACCAACGCTACTTTTGAAGACACAAAATTTATGATAACTTCAATACCAACTCCAACTACATTTACTATAACAATGGATACAACGGAAGCATTAACACCTTTGAGTGGTGCTGGATCAGCTTCTGTTCTTTGTTATTATAGAGTTGGACCTTCTCAACAACTAGGGGGTTATGGTTTTGGTACAGGTTTATTCGGTGGTACTTCTTTAGGACCAGCAGCTACTACTTTAGGTGCCAACATTGCAGATGTAAGCACAACATCAATTACTCTTGCCAGCTCATCAGCGTTTCCTACTTCAGGAGAAATTAGAGTAGGGACAGAGGATATTTCTTTTGCCGCTAATGATACAAGCACAGGAGTTCTTAGTGGAGGAGCAAGAGGAGTTAACGGAACCACAGCACAGTCCTCTTCGACTTCACCATCTACTCATAGTTCCGGTGATACTGTAACCAATATCTCAGAATACGCTGCTTGGGGAGAGCCATCCTCTTCTTATTTTACAATTGATCCTGGTTTATGGGTTCTAGATAATTATGGTACAAAATTAATTGCTCTTATATATAATGGTAAGTGTTTTGAATGGGATGCTACAGCTCCGAATGCTACAGGGAACAGAGCAACAGTTATAACAGGTGCACCCACAGCTTCACGTCATGTCTTGGTATCAACACCAGATAGACACTTAGTATTTTTTGGAACAGAGACAACGATTGGAGATACTTCAACACAAGATGATATGTTTATCAGATTCTCTTCTCAAGAGGATATTAATACATACACAGTTACTGCAGAAAATACTGCAGGTACACAAAGACTGGCCGCCGGATCAAGGATTATGGGGGCTATAAAAGGTAGGGATGCTATTTACGTTTGGACCGATACCTCATTATTTATAATGCAATTTGTAGGTCAACCTTTTACTTTCTCTTTTCAACAAGCAGGGACTAACTGTGGATTATTTGGCAAGAACGCCTGTATTGAAGTAGATGGTTCTGCATTCTGGATGTCAGAGAATGGTTTCTTTAGGTACAG